ATTATTCTCCTAGTTATAGGACATCGTCTCTAGGCCGTCGACTATACGCGTCGATATCCAATTAATAAATGTATAGTGATTAATTTATATACTAGTTTTGAGTAGAGCGCAAGAGGGCCTGTAATGTGGATAGGAATTTTCCAACGATGTAGCTTTTTGTTTAAGTTGCTACGGAAACTTGTGGAGCTACTTCCTCAATTTTATTCTGCATATGCTCTTTTTTAGCTTCTGCAGTTTTTATATGGGTAAGAACTTCTTTGACTTGTCTATCAATCTTAACCATATTAAGGGTATATCTACCCTCCTTGAGATGTTCCTGCTCCCACTGAAGATCCAGACCCCTCTTTTTCTTGTAAAGGTCTTGTAGATGTAACATCATTTTCTCCATTCATAACCTCCTCATAGGTTATTCTTTTAATCTTGGGATTCATCATTTCTCCAAGATATTCCCATTTTATATCTTTTTTTCCTAGTTTGTCAACTATGGCATTTTCGATATCTAAGGGACCGTCTAAGGAAGATATAACAAAATCAGCACGATACTGATATGCATAAATTTGTACTCTGAATTGTTTAGGGTGCATTTTTTCTTTCTATTCTTAAAATAAGGCGGGATTGTGTCCCGCCTTAAATTCTTAAGTATTATACACCTTCGACGCCAAAGATACCTCTGTAGTCAGAGACACCAAATCTGTATCTCTCTCTAGCTTTGTATCTTACGTTTCCAGTATCGAAGTCACCTTCCATCGCTGTTCTGATAGGTGTTCTCTCGAAATACTTCATACCGTTTGGTACATCAGTGATTAGATAAAACGCATCTGGATCAGTTAAGAAATTGTTCACTCTGTAACCTTGAGGAACCATTCCCATAGAAACGATTGCGTTGATATCATTGTCAGCTGTTGAAGTTCTACCTTGAGATTTCATTAATCTCTCAGCAGTAAACTGATTCTCCGAAGGAACAATCATTTTAACTCCTCTTGCTGCAATTTTCAAACCTCTTTCATCAGTCATTTTAGCGATCTGAATTAATGAATCTTCTAATGAAGTTTCATTAAGGTCTGCCTGTGTACTCAACGTATTTGAAACAGTTCCCGCTATTGTCGGGTGATTTGTAGCAAATAGATTGCTTCCGTCACCAGACTTAAATGTACCTACTGAAGGTAGTCCACCTAATAATGGGTCAACTGCTTTTATTTGTTTAGTGTTCGCCATGGATCTAGCTAATGCTTTTGTATATCTAGACGCAAGTCTGTCATACAAGTTATCCTCGATCGCTTCTTCAGTGATCGCGAATGCTAGCGCAACAGTTT